CAGCAGATGCAGTAGCAAGCCCATACGCGAACGTCATAGCTGCTTCTGTATCCATGATCCTAACCTGTCGTAGAGCCTGCTTTTCAATAGCTAGCATACCGAAAGACTTAAGGTGCCAGAACAGACTTGATACACCATCCTTGTGGAACAGCATAGAACTCTCACCAGCCATAGCCTTTTGGACTAGTTGGTTAGTAATCCCATTGAGTGACATAGCGAAGATATCAGCATCTTCGTGATCCCAAGCATCAATGCCAAGTTTAACAAGATTTCCATCACCGTCAAACTGAACCGTACCATTCTGTACGTACCTCTGTAGTCTTCCAACATCATTTTGAGTAAAGCCCATATCGCGAATACGTTCATCGCTAATAAGCCCTCCATCTCTGAAATGCCGTGCAAGTCTATCTGCTGCGGAGGTAACAGCGATACGTTGCTGTGCCCGTCGCATGGCATAGAAGCCAGAGGTAAAGCCCTGTACTCGCGTGGCCTTGTTAAGGAGTCTATCGACATGCCTCATGTACTCACCCTGAGAACTACCTCTCTCAAAGTCATGGATCATATCGTCGCGGAACAGTTTTTCTTCTGGTTGGTAGATACCCATATGACGCATCTCTGCGACTAGAGGACTATCAATGTTCTTGATACTATCCCTTATCTCATTTGAAGCATGACGGAAGAACTGTTGTACTCCGACTGCTGCAATGTTAGGCCCGAATTCTGCAAGCTGAGTAAGCCCGAGTTGGTTGAGAAGCGCCAAGTTAGTGAGCTTCTTAATTCGACTATAGGTTGGGCTAATGCCCCCATTGACGGGGCCTCCACCAAAGTAACTGTAGATACCATCGAGGAACTTAGCATCTACATGTTTGTCCTTATCGATTGCGTCATTGACGAAGTTAGCAGCACCCGGACCACTAGATACAGACTTACCATTAGCAATCTGCTCTTCACGGATAGCAGCTTTAACATCCTCCCAATCAGCACGGCTAGCAATACCCTTACGAGCTAGTGCAGCCAAACCAGAAGTCTTGCGGATACGGTTAGGTGTCATAGTACTAAGGTCTGTGTCAAGCAGGTCCATCATACGGATACCATTGCTGGACGTATTACGGAAGTCAACATCTAGGCGTTGCTTAGTATGACTAGGCTTACCACGTTCTTCGATAGCACCAGTAATGCGGGTAATCAGACCCTCGATCTCATGCTGGCTGTGTCCCTGCCTACGAAGGTATTCTTCCAACTCAAGACGGCCATCGCCCTGCAACGTACCGATGACGTTGGCATTAGCACCACTATCATTAATCTCAGCACGGTGTACAGCAGCATCAGCGTAGGTCCTAGCATCAGCTGGGCGCATAGTAGGATGCTGACCTTGATACTCCTCCGTAAGGGCATCTACGATATCATTACGGCTATGACGGCCTGCGTTGATAAGGTTCCTGATCTTAAGGCCAGACCAACGCTGTGGTATATATCCACTACGCTCAACTAGTTTATCAGTACCAAAGATACCAATCTCACCGGGACGACCCTGACTGATCTTAACATCTAGTTTATAAACATTATCGTGTGCATCAGCAGCAGCTTTAACATTAGGATGCACTCCGACCATACTTTGACCATCATGATACCTAGACTGTAGCTCATGGATTACCTGCTCATGGAAGTCATCCTTAAGTGAGGTGTCAGTAGCACGCTGCCAGAAACCAGCATTGTGTACGTCCTTGCCCCATGCTTGATAGTTATCATCAAAGGGTATAAAGGCGTTAGCCATTCCTTGACGATAATGCTCCATGATACGGGCAGCAGAACGACCATTGCGGATAACGCCCGAGGCATTCTCCAACAGGTCATAGGCTACTGTCTGTGCAACGTTAGAGCCTGTATTCATCATACGTCCAAAGTCACTACCAATAGGACTGTTAGATACTACGTCTGCAAAGCGAGATACAGCACGACCCACAGGACCTGCTTTAGCAATTATCTTTGCGTACCCATCATTCCAGTCAGTAGCTAGACCAAGTTGTCTCGCACGTGTAGTGGCTGTTTGAATGATGTTAACAAGCTTAGGACTTTGAATGCTTCTAATGCCTGGACCTTGACTTGCAAGCTGGTTTGCACCAATACCTGCTCTACCTGTAGGGACGCGGGTGTAGGGATCATCGATCTCAGGTAAGTCAACTGCTGGTCTGTCGATATCATTGATGTCTATAGCTCCGGGTTTGCGTACTGGTTCTGCGCTTACAGTTACTGCCTCTTTAGCAGCTACCTCGGCATCAATTTTAGCTTGTGCTTCTGCTTCCCTACCTCTTACAGAGTGATAAGGATCAGGTTCTTGGAAAGTCTCGGCTCTAAGGTCTTCCTTAGCGCGTGGAAGACCATTAGCAATATTCTCACCTACTTCATCCAGTGCCTTATTACGGCTAACTAAAGCCTCAGCAACAGGCCCTTTAGAGAGGGCGCCACCTACCCCACCGAATACTGCTCCCATCAAACCAATGGTAGGGATAACGGTCCAATCTGAGTTAGGATCAGAGCCTAAGTCTACAGCACCAAGGGCACCACCAGTCAAGGCACCTTTAGCTACACCGCCTAGCAAGCGCATGGACCGGGCAGCACTAATAGCTAGCTTACCACCTTCACCAAGACCGCCAGACATGAGGGTAACTGGTGCGTCGATGTCGATTAGTCCTGCCAATCCCTGAGCGACGAACGTACTAACGCCGCCACGGCGAGTGAGTATATCGTTATCCTGCGCACTCTTCTCAGCATCAGCCAGAATAGCCTGCGCTTCAATTGCGTTATTGGCTTGTCTATATCGCCAGTCTTGTTCAGGGTTAATTCTTTGTCTATTTTGGGCAAGGAAGTCATTAACACCTTTGTTCCAAGTCGGGTCTTCAGGACCGCTTGTAGCGATACGATCAATATCTTTGTATACTTGTACAGCAATGTTACCTCCACTTGTGAAGGACTTAGACACTGCCTGACCAAATCCTACTGTGTCTCTAATATTCTGCGTCTTCTGCTGTTCAGTCCCTATGTCAAGATGATTAGGGTCCCAAGCAGGACTATATGTAGACGCAGGTATAATAGAGCTGGGCGGATGGGCCACATTTTCCTCATCTTGTAGCACTGCGGCTGCAAAAGGTTCTGCCATTTAAGTCTCCTTGGTTAGAGACGGGGATTTCTCCCCGCCTTGTTACTTCTTAAGTTTAAACATAGAGCCGATGTCACCACCTGCCTTAGCAGCACGGGTAGCATCAGTAGGCACTATATTCTCTCCGGGCTGTCCAGAGCCAGTAGCTTCACGGCCTGCAGTAAGGGCTTTAGCAGCACCCTCTTTAGCAACACGCAGAGCATCAAGTCCGATGTTACTCTCACCTCTAGCAACTACAGACTTATACTCAGTCCCGAGCGCCTTAGCATCGATAGTAATCGGCTTACCAACAGTCGTAGTACGGCTATCGTCAGCATAGAGATTAAGGGTCAAAGTACCAGTCTTAGGATCATAATCAGTCTGATAAGGAGCAGGTGTACCGTTCCAAGAATTACCAGTATAGAGATTGTAATGCGTCTGAGCCCTATCGGACCATAGCGTACCCCAATTCTCAGGCTTAGCAGCTTCTTGTTCAAGCTTCCAGTTTAGAGCCTTCTGAGGATCATCCTTAGTAAACTGGTTCTCTCTACCGAACATCTTCTGGTCCAAGCGCTCACCGGCTGTATAAGAGCCCATGACTACCTGATTACCAATGATGACTCCATCATTAGCAGCATCTGTCTTAGCTTTCTCAATAGAGACGTCCATAGGTTCCCGGTTGTTGGTATGGTGAAAGATATCTGCTTTCTGCTGAATGTAACTTTGGATAACATCGGAGCTATGCTCTAGTACATCTTTTACATTGTCATTAGTATAAGCAGAGGTCATACCAAATAAACTTTGATACCATGTCAAGTCACTACTAAGACCATTAACTGTATTTTTAACAGCATCATTTACTTTAGCAGTGTACTCACCTGTACGCTTAATCTCTGTCTCAATAGGAACAGGAGAGTTAAGCTGTTCACTGGCTTTGCGTATAGCACTATCTAAGTTCATATCGCCAGCATAGTTTAGCTTAGCTGTTTCAAAGAAAGTACGGGCTTGAGGGTTCTCAATCATCTTAGCCATGTAGGCTGGTCCGATCTTAGGATTATTAGACATCTGCATATACTGGTCAACAGCATCCAGAGTAGTCTTGTCTACAGTACCGTCTTTCTTTACGACACTGCCAAGAACAGCAGAAGCCATAGAATTACCGAATTTAGTATCCGGTACGTCTTGCTTTGCGAGGTTCTCGTATACTTCCTTGACTGCAGCAGGTCCAGCTTCTTCTGGTTTAATGCGCTTTGCTTGTACATCAGCGGCGTACCTATCTTGAACTGACTTCTTAAGGGTATCAATACCATACTGTACAGCAGGTACGTCTACCGTATTACCATTATCGTCTACAGAAGGATGAGTACCAGTAGCACCTTTAAGACCATAGCCTTTAGCGAGTGCAGTCTTAACAGTAGTCTCGACTACCTGTTCTTTAGCCTTCTTTTCCATCTCTACTTTGAGTGCAGATTTAAGCTCGTTCTGGTGCTGTTCTTGTTTAGCATACATAGAAGATACAAGGTTGTTAGTAACTGCCTCTTTAACACCGAGACGTTTACCAGCATCAATCATATTCTGTGCAGCTTCATGAGCCTCCAGACGACCAGTTTCGATACCATTGTACTGACTAGCAGCAAGGTCTCTCAACTCAATCGGGACGATACTCTCACCAGCGGCAGCACCTTTATTGATCTCAGTAGTTACTTCTCTAGCAAGAGATTTACCTTCTGTATCAGACAGGTTACGCTGCTTGAACTGATTAGTAACATAGTCGATACCATCTTGTACGGTAGGGAAAGAACCCGAGGTAGCTTTAGCTAGTGTATCCGCCTTGAACTTCTCTTTGTCACCATCGTACTTCTTATCCTGCTCGTCATCGAAGTGTTGCTTAGCCTTCTGGATACGATCAACTTGTTGAGGCGTAGCACCATAGGATAGAAGTCCCCCTACACCTCCTGCATCATTAAAGACTGTATCGTCTCCATTAGCAAGGCTACGTTCCATGGCGTCCGTGAGAACGACTGCTTTCGCGTCCGTGTGCAGGGGAGAGTTTGCCATGAAAGTCTGAATGCGGTTCCGTCCTGCCCTCGTAGGCGCGTTTTCGTCGCTCGGTAGTCCGATAGTAGCGGCCTGAGCCGAAGCGCTTCCAGCAGGCGCTATGGACGATTGGGAGGCAGGGACATTTTTCGCCACTTGCTGAAACCAGCTAGGTGCCTTGTCCATATTAGCAGCGTGCTTATCAAACATGAACCAACTAGCGCCAGTACCTGTCTGATCTTTAAGGTCAACATGTAGCATGTTCTTATCATTGCTGTAGGTTATAAAGCGCTTAGCGCCTCGTGCCTGCAACTCTGCAACTAGCTGTGTACGCTTAGCATCATCCATACCAGACATATCAATGTCAGCAGCATCTCCATGAGTATGCTCTCCGCCACCATTACCCTTAGCAGCCTCTACAGGACTATTAGGAGAACGATAACCAGAAGTAACAATGAGCTTGGAACCCAGAGCAGAACTAGCACCAGAAAGAACTGACGCAAGCTGTGGCTGGATATTCTCATGAGCATTACCAGTGAAGACAACGTTACCTCCTGCAGTCTGTGCAGCAACGGCAGCAGAACTACCAGTGAATACATGTCCACCGATCTTAATAGCTTTACCAGACTTCTCGACCTCAGCAGCGGCCCAATCAGGGTCTTTACCCTCCTTCATACCTTTAGGCGACCAGTAGTGAGTAGCACCACCAGTCTGGTCTACGATATGCCCATCCAGTGCAGCTAGAGCAATCTGCCTAGCCTGCTGATATGCAGGGCTGTTAGGATTGATATTCTGCGGATTGTTACCGCCATTAGGCTGTGCGTTCCATGCAGAGAACTGCATAGGCTGTTTGACTACACCTGATACAGTGTGCGGAAAGCGTGGGTCTTGAGTACGATTAACAATGACATTAGCCACTGCTGCCATACCGCCTGGACCCTCACCACCTGCCTCACCTAGCAGGGTTCTAGTCATATCGTCTACGTCAGTATCTGTATAGCTCTTTACAGATGGGGCAACAACACTATCGCTAACACGAAGCTGTCCATTAAGTACGGGATAAGTCGCGTCAGTTTGTACGTGTGCGCCGGTTTGCAAATAGTTACTTGCTGCGCCAATGCTTCTCTGTTCGGCATAATCGTTATGTGCCTTTGCTTGTGCTGCCGATAGACGGGGAGCAATATCTCCCCATGAGGCTAATGCCGTCTTACGGACCATAGGGTCATTAGGGAGACTGTCAAAGTATGCCTTCTGCTGTTGCTTAAGCCGCGACTGATAGGCTGCAGGATCATCCTGCTTACCGTCACCATCGATATACTGGCTTTCACTCATGAGAAAATCATTACCCTTGGCGGCAGCATCCATAGCATACGCGCCTTGCAACTCATACTGATTACCAGTTGCAGCAATCTCTGCGGTTGTCTTGCCAGAAGCATAAGCGATCTTACCGTCTACTACAGAGGCATCGTTCTGCTGCTGATTAATCTGTCCAAGTGTAGCGGAGATACCATCGAGAATACCGAGGGCACCCATACGCTGCTTAGCAATGGCAGCTTGTCCACCATCTGCTTGCGGGTTCCTTATACCATACGTTGGTAGAGAACGGTCCGCTCCCTTCGAATTAGGGTTAAAGGCTAACGGGTCGCCTACTACATCTCTAAGGCCATCAGCCATTACACATCTACCTTATACTTGCCAAGCTTAAACTTGGAATTGATGAACTCACTACCTATGTCACCAGCAGCGCCTAGCAAGGAGCTAGCGATAGAGGGCGAGGGGATAGACTTCTTGTCTAGCTGTAGCTCTGTCTGTAGATTACTCTGTGCCTGTTGATTGCGGATGCTCTCAACGGAATAGTTGTAATCTGTAAGCAGCGCGTGCTGTGCATTAGCGGCATTATTCTTAATGTCCTGCATTACTAGATTAACTGAGTTACCCTCAGTACCAGTAGCACCAGCAGCCACGTCAGCAGAGGCCGAAGTTTTATACTCCGACACTCTAAGGTTATACGCCTCACGTGCAGTGCGTTCAGCTAGCATACCCTCATTCTCTGTGAGGTTATTCTGATTGTTCGCATTCTGCAGTCGGGTCATCTGATTATTGTATTTCTGCCATGCTCGATCTGACTTCGCTTGCTGGCTGGCAATAACGAAACTGCCAACCGCTTTGAATGCAGATAGGGCACCTTGGGTTTCCCAATTGGCCCACATTAATTCGTACTCCCGCCTGTGGAGATGCGCTGTCCGCGCTTGTTAACAGTACCCTCCCATTCAATATCAAGGATAGTCATAGGCCAGTGAGCATCAGAGATGATCTTAATGGTCCCATTCTCTACCTTCTCTTTAAAGGGAAGATTAAATACTCGGTCGCTAATACCGGGGATACCAACAATACTATCGGCGTCATTAATAGAGTAGCCCTCATAAGCAACAATAGCAGAGTTACCCCACTTGGTTAGTTTCTGACCGAGGATACGGCCTGTAGCTTCGCAGGTGATAATAAACTGATTGATAATCATACGGGCATTATTAATGACGACATTGTCTTTGTCTTTCATCCTGGGCATAGTAGGTTCATACTCACTGTCGAAGTTAATACCGACGACAATATTACCGCCTAGCATATCTTCGCGCAAGTTAATTACCCACTGTCCAGCTACGAATGCTCGACTAGTAATGGTAACCTTCATACCTGGATGAGGGCAATCTTCTCCCTGCATTACAATAAGGTCTTGGTCATTCAGCCATGAATAAGGCAGAGCAAATGCGGAGTTAACTCCTGACACATCAAACTTAGCGTCTGAGTACATTGGGTAGTTAACCCCCACCTCATCCTGAATATCCAGAGACATTCTTAGAAGGTATTGCTCAGAGCCTACATTAATGATGAAGTAAATAAGCTCATCATCAAAGAAGCTAAATATATTATCTTTACTGAATACCCACTTGTGCCATGCCGATTGTACCTTAGCACTATCCGACCAGATAAACTGGTATGGATAAATAGTAGCTTGGTCTGTATCCGTATGCACCAAAAGGTGATCGAAGTTAGACGTACTACTAAGATGCTTAGGCCCACCAACAATGTAGTTCTTAATGTGCTGAGTAATAGGTCTGGTATCGTTGATATCAGTACCGCCCTCAGTGTAGAACTCCCGGATACCTGTATACCTGCCGAACTTAGTAGCAAAGAACACATTCCGGCCTGATGGTTGAGGCTTGGCTGTAAGGTCTGCCTCGAAGCTAGTCGTCAGCACTAGGGCTGCATTACTAGGCGTCAAGGCTGTACGGCCGAACACAACGAACTGACCACTGTCCGAGAACATAACCATGTCTTTGTTATGAGCAACAGCATACCTAAGTACCGTAGCATAAGCAGCCTGCGACGTAATATCGATAGGGTCTGCATCTGTCAGAGTACTCGCTGAACCAATCCAGAAGTTTGTATACTTCTTACTCCTGCTGGCTACCCACGAGGTGCCTGCTAGGAATACCAGGCGTGACTGAAAGATCGCCATATCCTGTACTGTCCTACCAATGAAGGATGGTAGCGGGTTAGTCGTATCTGTGCCTACTGTTCTATCCGGCCATACCTCGCTGCTCAGAGTAAATCTCTGTGTAGTGGTATTGAAGGTTAACAGTCGCGGCATAGTAGAAGGATTGAACTTAGTCAAGATACCGGGTGCTGCCGCCTCATACCAAGCACCTGATGTACCAAAGCCTGTCCCATCTGTAGTATAGCTATCATTAACGAAATGAAGCCACAAGTCTTCTGAGGGGTCAGTCTCTTTAGCCACGCGCACTACATAGTTATGTGGAGCGTATCTAGGAAGATCAGCAACATCAGGAACACTGTTAGTCAATATCTTAGCATTGATATTACCTGCATCGTCACTAATGGTAGCAGTGAAGGGTGGGGAGTTTACCAAAGTAACTACCACTACGTCATCCTGCTGCACAAGTACCCATCCAGACCCGGCGACCATATAGCCCCCACGTACAAATGTAGCACCGTCTGCATTATGAAACTGTACTGGTACAGCGTCTGAATTAGTATGTGTAAGACACCACGCAAGCACATTAGCAATATAGGCAGTACCCACGTACTGTGCATCAACTGGATCAGTACCATCTACAGTCTTATGTTGAGCATACAGAGTACCATTGATGTAAATAGAATACGTCTTACCATATGCTCCACCAAGTATCTGGAAGATAGCAGAAGAATTACCAGTACCAGTTACGTTATTCCAGTACGTAGCAATAGTGCTCAGCATAGCAGTAACCACACCATTGTTAGCAAGGTACGTCTGATCTTTAACCGAAGCTATAGACCATGAGCCTGCCTGAGCAAAGTAAGCAGACTGATCACCTACTACGTCTACTGGAAACTCTACAGCGTTATAATCGAATACACGAATACCTGTATTACGAATAGAGACTAGGCATTTCTTACCATCAGGAGTAAGGATAGTACCCCATCCCCTAACGTTAGCAATATCGTTACTTCCGACAATACCTACTAGATCACTACCAGGTCTACGAGTAAGACCCTTAACAGGATCACTACTCATATTGACTTGCTCAGTGCACTGGCCTGGAAGCCTGTCTCTAGTAGGCTGTTGGCTTACACCCTGCAAGAGTGTCTTAAGGCTTCCATCTGCCTTCATACTAGCATACCTCCAATAATTCTTGGGTCTCTACTGGAACTGATACTGTTAAATCTCAAAGATTGAGCAGCAGGAGTTTCCAGAGCATTCGGATTAACGGCCTTCAAGTTCTCAGCGAACAGCAAAGCCCACGCCTTAGCAGTCTCTCTTTGGATTAATTGATACACATTGGCATCACCATCATCAGACAAGAAAGCTTGCTCAGCAGCGTACCATTTTAGATAGGTAGCAGCTTGTGCAGGCAAGTCGGCATAGTCAATGCGCAATACGATATCGGCCCATACTGCCACATTGAGTACATTAGTATGAGCATAACTATCATAGATGAATAGACCTCTCTTTACAAAGCGGGACCTATCTCTAGCAGGAAGTTGCATAAGAGAGCACTGCGTCACAACGAAACTTAATGTCTCTGCTGGAACTTGCACCCTCCCTTCACTGTCAGGTATAAGCTTGATACTCTGCTCCTTATTAAACCACCAGCCACGGGACTGAAAGTCTTTGTCTGCGTCAGCTAGCCTAGTACGGGCTGCGAGTACAGACGGGTGTGATGTCTCTAGTGTAGGTGTAGGACTTTCTCCACATTTCTGCAGGATAAAGTTTACGAGATCGCGCTCGTCATACATGCTCGTCTCCAGACAAAAAAAAAAAGCCAGCATCTCCCGAAGGAAACACTGGCTTGATTGTAGTTTATAGGCTTACTGCTTGAAGACAGCGCCGCAGATATCAGGACGACGTACCGAGACACCGAATGCCATCCAGCTATCAATGTACCAAACCTTCTCTTCCTTGTTGAAGAAGACGTCCGAAACGAGCGGAATAGTCTCAGCAGCAAAGAGCGAACGTGGGTGCATGATAACAGCAACGGCCTTGGCATCCTTAGCAGCAACGTTGTAAGCATTACCATTGCCGGGGTTCGACAAGTAGTGCTCAGTGTTAACAGCGCGAGGAATACGGGCAGTCTTACGGATAGGAGTATCATGCACAGTGGCAATCGTACCCTTAGCGTAATCGCCATTAGAAGCCGAGTAATCTTTGTTGGTCAGCTTGTTATTCTTAGACAGAGTATTATACTCAGTCGGACGAACAAGGACCACCATTTCCTCAGTCGGAACTTCTTCTTCTTCCATCTGGACAAGTACGTCAGTGATAGCCTGTTCAAGGATATCAGGATCGTTCTCATCACCAGCAGTCGTAAGCGTAATAGACTTACCAGCACCGATAGAGTTCTTATCAACACCGGCACCGAAGTCCGGAGCAGCCTGCTGAGCACCCTTGATAGCCATGATGATAAAAGCTTCATCAAAGAACTTACCCATCTGCTTACCGTGGTCTTCACCAAGGCGTGCACGAGCATCAAAGTCAGTCTGGAAGTCCAGAAGCAGAGAGCGAGTATCACGGGCGATAATAACGGTATCGACCGTAACAGTGATCTTACCGAATGGCGTAGCATCAGCAGGAGGACGTACACCGGGTACGAGCTTCTTGAGTGCAGTCTTGCCCATACGGCGTTCCATAGCAGTGTCGGTACCGCGAACCATTTTAATGTCCGCATAGTCCCGCATGATAGAGTCCTTAGCAAACTGGACTTCAACAGCGCCACCGTAATCGTTGATTAGCTGCGCGCGGTCAATGTCCGAAAGATTAGGACCTGGGATTTCATAGCTCATTATAATTCCTTCTTACGTAAGTAGTTATTCCATATAGGGCCTAGTAGCCCTTATAGTCCTTTAGCAATCCCTGCCTGACGACGCGCCCATAGGACTTGTCGTACACTGTCGGGTTCCCGCGCTTTATGAGAAGCTTTCATAGCCAGATAATATTCTGACTGCTTCATAGGCGCACCAATATCATCCGTAGCCTGAGCAGCTGGTTTGCCTGCACTTGGGATAGGCTTAGCACTAGTAAGCTTAGAGTTCTTAGGGTCTGCATCATACAGAGCCTTAAGATTAGCAATAGCTGCCTGAGCAGCATCGCCACCAATCTGAATAGCCTTACGGGCATTCTCTGCCTTAGCATGGAATTCTTTGTCGGTTTTCTCTTTGGCCTGTGTCCACTCGCGCAGCTTAGTCCAATTAGCTTCGCCACCTACTGCCTCGAAGGCAGCATCTCGTGTAGCGTTCTGCTCTTTAAGCTCACCGTTGAAATAACTCTCAACGCCTGCACGAACAAGAGCAGCCTTAGCAGCACCGAGACGGCTTTCGAGGATATCCCACTTGATAAGGCTGAGGTCGGACTTAGCAATAGCATCCTTGAAGATGTCATTAGCTTCAACAGGCTTGATGCCTGCTTCCTTCATCAACTCGATAGCAGCATCAGCGTGCACATTGCCAGTCTCGACATATGCCTCTTTCCACGTACCATCGTCATTCTTCTCATCAGCTTCTGCGGCCTTCTTGTCAGCCTCAGCTTTATCGGCAGCAGCCTTATCAGCTACTTCCTTAGCCTTGTTCTCTGCATCGATAGCAAGCTGATCCGGATCATCTGGCTTAGCCCGTTCCTTAGCGAGTTTAGCGGCAGCAGCATCTAGGTCAGCCTTACGACCATTGGCTAGAGTCTCCGCAGTAGCAGCCGCAGCAGCGGCTTCCTGTTCTGGTGTTAGAACTACTTCTTCTTTGACTTCATCAGCCATTATTGGTCTCCTTGTACAGCACCCTTAGCGACTTCCTTCTGGACACCGCCTTGAGCCTTAGTCTCTTCTAGTTTCTGTTGCTGGTCAGCCTCAGCCTGCGCTCTCTGGTCCATCTCAGTCTGTGTCATAATCCAGCTTTCGCTATCTACTTCATGCAGCTGAGTGAGTACCTTAATGAATTGCGGCTTCTTAATAGCAGCAAGGATTTCAGGTGGAACAGTATTGAGCATAGCAAGGTCTTGCATGAACAGCCTAATATTGTATGCTTCACCAGCACGCGACAGACTATCCATACCAGTAATGATCTTAGGAACAATTCCGTCACCAACTCCATGGAAGTCAGTGTCATGCAGAGCAATCATAGCAGTAGCATATTGCCACGTAGCTGCTAGACGACTGTAGATACCTGAGTTACTTGTCTCAAGTTCATCTACGTTCTGCTGAATTTCCTGGGCCGTAACACGCTCTGCATCTCTTGTGAGGTCTGAGGTCAGCATAAAGGCAGCAGCAATCTGCTTCTCATAGCGTTCGATCATAGCCTGAATGAACTGTGCTTCTGACAACTTGTCAAACTTAGCAGTTCCGATAGCGTCAGGTGTACCGGCATGATAACTACCGGATGCCGATGCTTCGAGACGATTGATGTCAATCATACTCTTAGGGTCTACGAAGATTTTAATATCGCCCATAACAGCAGCGATATTAAGTAGTGAATTGCTTAGTACATTAATTGCGTGGAATGCACCAGCGTAGTCCGCCACCAACCCTCTACCGTAGTCTTCTCCCTGCACCATATTCCATACCAATGGTACCCATCGGCATTCCGTCTTTGTGTATGAGGCATCAACATCAAGTTTGACATCGTCCGCGTATTGGGTAACATGGTACTTACCGTCATCATGTAGTTTAACGCTAGTATAAATAGTAACGTTCGTATCATGCTGATAATCCTTATTCCCTTTATGCAGGCGTTTGAATGCAGCATCGGCGGTAAGCTGATCTTGCACGTCTTTGCTAAACGTTTCGAATGCTCTCTGATCTCTAGTCATCATCTCGACTACTTCACCAGCTACATCGCGGCATACGGAGAAGTTACGTAGATTGTATACCTGCACAGGGGACTTATCCTCAGGAAAGTATACCAGACTATTGCCAGTGATAATAAGCTGCTTAGCTACGTTGATAGCCTCAGGTCTAAAGTGTACCATGTCGAGGTGATCCTCTACACGATGCTCTGCTTTAAGCAATTCACCTTCTGCTGCTGTAACCTGTACCTCTAACTTTTGCTTAAGGTCATCAGGGTCTCCAGCAGGATCATCAGCTTTCATAGCCTTCTCGATAATGTCTCTCATCTCCTGATCGATTGTCAGGCGGAAGAACAGACTCTTAGCAGGGAACAGCGTACTGATAATCTTATTAGCGAGGTGGTTAGTACCTTTCGCGCCAATACTGTCTTGGGCTATTGGTAAAGCCTCTGTAGCAACACTTGTGCTATCTAGTGGGAAGACATAAGGAAGCGTCCATCGGGCATACTGTTCACAGTACGTCAAGATCGAAGTCTTCTTGGTCTTAAGTTGTTCCCATCTATGCGAGAGGCTCTTCTCGATTTCGGTCTTGACGGTGTATGACATTACAGACTAAGCCCCGCTACTACTGCGCTAGACCTCTTGGGCGATGTACCTATCTTAACCCGACCACTAGGGTCAGTACCAGTAGGAGCCGAAGATGCAAGCAGATCAGAGTTCTTTATAATAGGTGCGGCAACAGAGTCAGCAACATTACCGACAGGAGTTGCTAGTGGAGTAGGCTTAGCTGCACCGCCTCCAAGCAATCCTTTAAATAGTTCTTTGCACATAATACCTCACAATACTAGATCAACTGACTTACCAAGTCCGCCTACGGGCTTTCCAAAAGTCCGTTTCTCTACGGTTGGTGTCAGCGTCGGATTGTTGGTCGTGGCTGTAGTGTTATCATCTTGTCCGTTACCTACGCGTACCGTAGCATTCGGGGCTCTCACCGCATCAGGTGTAGCAGCTGGAATGGGTGGCGGTTTAGCAGGTTTAGGAGCAAGGGCTGCTGAGCCTAAGGTGGCAGCACCACCAATCAAAGCAGTCAGGGTAATCGGGTCGCACATTATGGCCTCATGACTACGCCGTGCTTATCTCTCTTAAATCCAGCAGCTTCATACAAAGCTAATACTCTGTCTGCATCTACAATATCGAGGGACACGCCGGCATGAATAGAGTGAGGTGCATAGGTCTTAGCGAGTTCTACGTACTCTTTGATAAGTCTAAGTCCAGTAGATGAACCACGAATAGACTCTGGAACCCAGAACATCATCTCGTGAACTTCTACTCGGTTAGCATACCAAGGACGATTAACAGTAGCCAATAAGAACGAGGGTGAGTAATTATCTGTCACACCGATTAGAACACCGGATAGCATATAATTAGTCAATTGCTCTTTGACATAGTCTACATCGTCAGGTACATCAGCAAAGTATTCACTCTGCTTTGGCAACGCTCTAAGCTCTTGCACTACCCACGGGATATCAGACAGAACTAGTGGACGACACTTTGGCATGGGTCTTGATCCATTCTATAATATATTGCTGACCAGCTCTAAATGCTACATCAGCAGTCTCGTCTCCGGGCTTCCACATAGCTTCTTCCATAGAGAACGTAGTCCTCAATCGATCATAGAAGTCTTCCGAGATATCAGCAAAGTTAAGTCTGGCGATCTGCATCCGTGATCTCCTGTGGGTTAACTATCAGTTCGTACAAGTCCTCTTCAATAAGAAAATCTTTAAGTACAGGAGGTAAGTCCATGCCTCTCGCTACGAACCCGATAGCAGTCAATACCTTATCTTCACCAGATAGGTCTTCATACATTGGGCTTCTCCTAAGTTAGTATTCCATATGGGACATACTACTTAGGATATAGCTTAACCGAAGAAAAACTCACTCTCCATTACCTTAGTAATATCGAGACTGCCTTTGACCGGCATAGGGGGCATCTCGGTCTTAGAGATAAGCTCCTGCCAGTTCTTGAAGTCTGCAAGCGGATCGCGGTCTTGATACTCCTTGACAAAGCACTGTCGGATAATCCTATGCAGCTTGTCTGTGTCTGCGGCGTGCGTACCGTAGTCATCGTGAATAACTGCTAAACTCGTAATGCCATGTTCCGCTGCCATTCGTGAAGTGGCGCGAAGATGCGCTGCGTCCTGTGAGTGGACGAAGTTCGGTGCTACACCGTTCCGTTGTGCTGCCTTGTTGAGCTTCTCCGTATAGTTCCCTACCTTCACGAAGAAAGTGCCAGCCAACTGTGTATTGATCCGGCTGAGTTCTATCTCCCTTTCGTACAGGTGAACCACGAAGCCATCTGAGGTCTTCCACGATACTCCTAAGCCTAACTTCGACATGGCTGTAGAGCATTTCTGCAGCCAGTCCATACCCTGCCTCGCTGCGATCACTACTTCTCCAATGGAAGACCACAGCAGGGGAGTTAGGGCAACTGAGGCCCGGAAGGCATATAGCTTCCCAAAGAAGTCCTTGTTCTCCGAAGTCACTGCATCGCATATGTATCCAGTACAGCTCTGACGCGTAGACCCATAAGGCATGGTCATCACTGGACGCTTTGCGACGCCTCTCGGCAACTTCCCTTGTCCGTATGTATTCGCGAACTCTATCCATTGTTTAAATACCTCTGCCTCAGGCTCTAGTGCCTTAGCCTTTACCTTGTTGAAACATACGTCAGCTACTATTCGGTAGATGTCTGAGGGTACTGGCCCGGGCAACAGGTTAGTTGCTTGACCGCCCTTCTCATCTCGTAGCATTGCAGAAAAGTGTTGAAGTCCGTTACATGATCCGTCCAAGCCAATCGGCAGATAGGACACGAACTCTTCTGGACTTCTACCGACCAGTCTTCCATCGTACATGGCTTTGTATTCAAACAGCCACGCGAGAAACTGGTAGGGCTTATCGGCCTTACCCCATACTTCTGTATAAGCGAGTGGGTCACTAGCTGCTCTAATAAAATGCTCGTGGTTGTCATCTACCCACTTAACCCTTTCATGATTGTCTACCTTGTCGAAGCCGTACTTGTTCGCGCCGTGGACCTTGTGCCAGAAAAGGCCCCTCACGCCCACAGGCTTGCCCGCTGAGAAGCGAAGCATCCCTTTGGCTACGTCAGGGCCTTGCGGGGAGAAACCGCTTGTGGCGGCGTACATGCGACCCCGGAAATCCAAGGTCCATACATACCAGAACTTATCGTACTGTGCGTAGTCACTAGCTACCCGCATGATACGGGCTACCTGTAAGCACTTGCTCTGACGCTCACGCTCATTAGTGTAGGTCTCAGATGTCTCACGCTTCCACTGTACGAACTGAGCGTACTGCTCAGGCGTCATTTCTTCTTTCTTAGTCTCAGGGAAAGGGCTAGGCTGTGCTACCAACGGCACTGATCCCGGCATACCTATCTGCATATTCATAGCCCACACAGTACGGATAACTTCTAACACCTTAGTATTTACAGACCACTCAGTCTGCTGAATGATATTAACAGCTTCAATAACCTTAGTCAGGTCTGTCTTCTGCAGTATCTTCTTATGCTTAGGATGCTTAGTAAGTACCATGCGCGTAGAGTTACGGAGTGCCGGAGAGTAATAGCCTCCCTGATCCATGGCAGTCCATGGGTCTGGCGGTATAACACACGGTGCCTTGTCTGGATACATAAGGCTAGCTGCCTCATCGTACTCATTGATCCAGTCTAGTGCTGCCTGTGTAGGCTGTAGCTTAACTACTGTCTTACCCTTAACGTAATGTGTAGTCTTGGTTACAAGATCAGAACAACGTAGAATAACATCAAGTAGGCGCATACCAACATCAACGCGCTCAGAAGTCGACCAACTAATCCAGTTGTCCTCGTTCGTGTTTGCGGAGTGAGTGAGCACCCGGTGCATGTATCGATAGTCTTTAGTACCTTTACGCTTGAAGTCCTGAATGATCTGGTCATAGTAACCAGCAAACTTATCTTGGAACTTAGTAAAGCGTATCTCATCTTCAATCATCCTTCCAATACTGGAGGCAATGGTTGTAGGTGTTGCATACAAGGTGAAGTGATTAAACAGCTGCTGTAGGGCAATGAAGACTGCCTTCTGTGCATCGATCTGCACAAGGTGCGCATGAGCCCTAGCCATTACCCTAGCACCCTTCTTGGCAGTGAGCCTATTAAGCTCTTCTACCATAGGGTCTATGTACTGTGCCATAAGGCGCCGAGCATACCCGGTCTCAGCGCCTCGCTTCTTATCTTCTGCAGCTTCCTTACTCTTATTGTACGCATCTACTCCACGGCTAACCATGGCCTTCTCTAGTTCCAACTGCAGTTCGATATCAGGCGTCATGTCAACCCTTCTTTGTTTTCGCTCTCGCCTTACGCGCCTTAGTATTCCTAAGGATACGCTTCTCATCCTCGTCCCTATGTGTAGGATACAGAAACTGGTTAGGGTTAGCCTTGTATTTAATCCAATATAGGATCAGCCGACCTAGCCACTCAACACCTGCGCCTCTGCCCCATCGAACAAGAATGTTCTTGATCTTACCCTCCATACCATTACAGGCTCTACAGAGAACACCTCTACATTGTCCTGTAACGTGGTCATGATCCATGACACCTGTAGAGGTTGTAAGGCCTCGTTGGCAGATAGCGCAGATGTTACCCTGCTTAGCTAGCAGGGCTTGCTTGACTATCGGTAACTCCTTGAGTGTCAGGCGTCTCATTCAGGGCCTCCGTCTTATGTTGCACAAAGTACATCATTGGTTCAGTGTGCTTCTTAACGATAGTCATAAGACTGCGCTGTTCTCTAGTACTTAGCTGCCGGAACAGATAGGACTTAACCCACTGCCTAAGGATGCGGCGTACTCGACGACGATCAACGTTATCATTAGAGCTAACCAGAGCATAGTTTCTACTGACCGACCCGTCTGCGTTAGTGTCCAAGAATGGAACCTGTACCACAAAGCCATGTTCATACCGCATTCTGGTTAGCCTGATATTCTTTCAGACCCTCGCACTTAGTAGTAGCATTTTCTTCTGTATCGAATGGACCATAAGGATGCTCTTTATCATCCGTGAAGTACCAGCCCGGCAACCGCTTCTCGTCTTCACCGGCAACTACCTTGTATACAATAAACGCTCTATCCATTATTAATCTCCTTGAACCACTGCAGTACGCAGTTAGGGTTATGCTTGTCTCGACGCATCCATAGAAGCTGAGCCTCAGATATGAATACTCTCTGCCAAGGAACAGTCTCACCAGTCTGCCAATGCTTGAAGCCTAGAACAGAACCCGTTCTCTCATAGAGGGACTTAACGTATTCAAAAGCGTCTTTGTTAGTTCCGCATCCAGTGAGCAAACTGTACGCCAAGACAGGTCCGACTTTTTTACCCTTTGAAAGATTTGGAGGGTATACCATGGGAAGCCCCTGTATATTGTCGGCGGTATCTCCGAATAGCATCTGTGCCCAAAAGAAACTGTGACCGTACCCTTTGACTTTCTTAGTACTTGTACTTTCGTCAAGTCTAATCTCTCCAAAATCTGTTCCGGTATCGTATACGTCATAGCTATCCCAATCCATATGCAGACCCGGTACCATCGTAAGGTCTTTATCCTTGCTGATAATGATGCTCAGATCGCGCTCATCCTTAGCAATAGCAGTGTACTGCTCACTTGACATACCGTCATCTGCTTCACACTTCTGGTGCATGGTAGCAGCATAATGCTGGCTCATCCATTCCCGTACTAGGTGCAGGTAACGCGGCTTGTCATCGGATCGATTTGCTTGATACTCTTTCTGGATAGCAATATTGTATCGATCGCCTTTATCAGAGGAGCCAGGTGTAAGGTGTAGGTATACGCTAGAAGCTCCTGCCTTTCGACGGAAGTTCTCCACCATGTTCCCACACTTCGATTGCATCTCCTTAAAATCAACTTCTTCGTCCTTCCGCTCGTAACTGCAGATGTATGCAAGGAAGTCTGCATCGATATGTGCTACCCGCCCCGGCACTTCTTCCGGGTAAAGTACCGGCGGAGCCATAGGCCCCAACCGGCTAGTGTCTATACCATTGATAACTGGCATTAGCTAAGACCAAGTGCAGCCAGAGCATCAGCGGCAGAGTCTACCGTAGCAGCTACTGTCTCTACCTTAGGCTCAGATGGCAGGACTGCCGACGTCTGTACAGCAGCTGTGCTCTCGATGGTCTTCACTTCCTCAGTCGGAAGATCAACACCCTGTAGCAGAACATTCAAGGCACTGCCTGGATAGTCAGTAGCAGACAATAGAAGTTCCTGTGTCTTGTTCTTGCTTTCCTTACCAGTAACTACACCCTTGTCATCCTTAATATCACGTTCGCCATCAATGAACAGACTGTCCCAGGTATCCTTAGTAGGGTTATCCCACAGAAAAATCTTCAATGGGCTAATAGGTTCAGGTACTGGAAGCTTAGTAGTAGTACCAGCAAGAACGTCTACCTGTACCGGCTGCTGTACGTCCCACTTAGTACCATCCCAAATATTAGCATAAACAATCTTGGGGTTCTTCTCATCTGCATTGTGCTTGACAATAACAATGAAGCCCTCATTAAGCATCTCTGCCATATGAGTAATATCAGACCGGCCTGCCTGCATGATCTTAAAGAGCTTATAGAACTTAGACTTATCAGACATACTCAGTGGCATATCAACCTTGATACGATCGGCAATCTTCTTCTTGCCACCACCCTCTACTTCAATCTCTTTAATATTCTTAGGGTGTACAAGTTCAAAGACTACTCGTACCTGGGATGCCGATGGCTTATCCTTACCAAGATACTTCTTTACATGCTTACCTAGTTCAATATATTCAATGAACCTAGCGAAGGTAGGTCCAGCTACTGGTGGTACATATTCAAAGTCTCCCCCGGTCTTTACTTCCGACTGGTCTTGGTTAGCTTTGGCTACAGCGATCAGGTCTTGGATACTCATATTATATTCCTTGTGTTAGTTATTATATACTATCTATCTTCGATAGTTGTAACTGATATCAGGTTATTCAGTTGTCCATATAGGACATACTACTTCATCTTACTAAGCTTAATAAGCATCTCTGCTTTCTCAGGAGACATATTATAATCAATATGATGTACCTTAAGTTTAGTATCTGGTTTACCATCTTGATCTTTAGCCCATCGACGCTGGCAATCATAGCAGTATTGAGTATACCAGTAACTAGGATCACGATCCCAATCACCGGAGCTACCTTCACATTTGTATACACTAGTCTCATGTGTACATTCTGACTGCAGCTGCTTACGGTACTCAGCATTCTGCTTTTCCCGAGCAACAAGATCAATCATAGTCTCTCGTATATCGTTCATGCTGCTAACCTCGCTTCGTGCCAGTGTTCCATGTCCTGCATATTCATACCTACCTCACCCTCTACAGGGAACGGTACAGTAATGTTCATACCATATCTGGTATTGTAATACTCAGGGATGCTCTGCATGATCCTAGTCATGTCAGTCATAACTTGATCTACTACACTCTCGTGCATGTCTACCCATACACAGTCATGTACCGTGTTGACTAGGAACGCCAGTCCGCCATAGTTATCACATTCCGAGAAGTGTCGGAAGAGCCTACCGAGCATTGCTTGGACGAACTCACCACCGGTACCTTGAACAGGATAATTTTTGAGTTGGGTAGGAGAGAAAGTCTGGTCAATTCCCTTTTTCTGTAGATAGTCAGGGGCGTTAAAGGTTCGGAACATATAGCGAGTGCCTGTTGGCGCGGTATAATATCCCTTGCGGAACTGTCTCCACTTGTTCTGGACATCACACATAGCACCGAAGACTTCTGCTGTACTATTAACCGTCTGTTTAACAAGGTCATTGAACTTAACAATGCCCGGATAAAGGTTGTCTTCATTCTCTATAAGCTCCTCTACTTCTGCCTTAGGCATACCCGTAGTGATAGCGATCTTAGATGCACCAGCACCATATGCTCTCTGGAACGAGAAGATTTTACACTTGGTACGTTCCTTCTTACCTGCTGCTCTATCATGATGTGGACCATTAGCCCCGTCTAGCTTATCTGTGCACCAAAAGACAGCTTCATCATAAGTCATGTCGAACTTAATCGACACACGCTTACAGTGAAAGTCAATCTTCTCTAGCAAGTCATGGATAAGCTGAGCATCACCAGACAGGACACCCTGCACCACGATCTCTAGCTGGCTGTAATCGATCTCGCCCATACGGCCCTGTAGACCAAAACGACTAATGAACATCTTCTTGACTTCGGACTTAGCAAGCTTAGTCTCGTTGTCAATAGCAGCAGTAGGAATATTCTGCATGTTCGGATCGTTAGCACTAAGGCGAGTAGTAACTGTGCTGGTATGATTAAGCTTGTGATGGATCATATTAATGCCTGGCATAACACAGGTCAACATACCCTTCCACTCGCCCTTGTCATTCTGCACAGCGTAGTAAGTACCTATCTCTTTGTCCAGAGTGTTCTTACGGTTAAGTGCCCAAAGAAACGGTAGCTGAGTTTCCGCAAGGACTTCATCGAGCGTATCTCCGGAGGTAGAGTAAATCTTAACTCCTGCTGCATCTGTCTCTTCCTTACTCTCCCATTCTTTCTTACCCTTAGTATAGCCGGGCAGAACAAACAGGCGATCCTGCCACTTGACCTTAAGCTCACCCTTAACAGTAACAGACTTGAACTTACCTAAGCCCTTACTCTTACCGGAAAGAAAACGATCTTGCACTTCTTTGCCAAGGATGCCTTCTTTATAGTACATGGTTCCGTAGGTAGGACTTTCCACCCTCCCAAGTGTCGCTGGATTAGTAGCAACTCCTTTGAACTTAGGCCAACGTTCCTCTGCATTAAGTCTCGCTAGCTCCCCTGTTGCCTCGTCTAAGTAGGTGTCCCTCACCTTGTATTTGATTGTCCCGCCAAATATTAGGGCTGACACTTGAGGACGACTGTTCCAATTGAACTCCCACGGTATCTCTGGAATGTACTGGTTGAGCAATGATGTCTGCTTCCGCAAATCTTCCATTAAGACCTGCAGGCGCCTTCCTGCCTCGACTACGTCGATTTTCAGCCCATTGAACTCCATTTCCGTCGTACACAGCAACCCGTCCATTCGGTCCTGTACCATCTTCAACTGTCCCTGGGCCACTACCTTCTTGATCTGCCCCAGGAATATCTTCTCCGTGTTCCCGATGTCTCCAGAGTTTCTCAGTTCGGCGTGTGTTCCCAACAGGTAGTCGGCTAGTAGACTCTCCGGTATCTCCGAGGTCTTTATCCCCTGTTCCCATAGTAGCTTTACCTCATCTAGTTTGACTCGTCCGCCGTAACTCTCAGCGATCTGGTCCATTGACACCATCTGCACGGACTGTTCGGCACCGTATATGAGATACTCAGCGTACTGGCAACACCATATCTTACCGCCGCGCTTGAAGAACCTACGTAGGTCTCTGTTACCTTGTGCCAGCTCGTACAATAGATCGAACTTAATGTTGAGACCAACAAGCATATCAACATCGTCAGGGATATGAAGGTAGCTGCTGCGATCGTGTTTCGGATGATACGTAGCGTAACCACACTTGTCTCCCTGTACTTTCCAACCACGCATGACTACCCAATTACGGGTATCGAATGGGTTTGCCTTTCGCTTAAAGCTGGTATGTGTCTCAGTCTCCAAGTCGAAGACCATGTACTTACCCATGATAACTCCTTAATAGACTACAGCATTATCGCCTCTAGTCCTGCCTTCCGTGATGAATTGGAATAGAAGCATACGCTGGTTCTTTTCCCTAAGGTTCATCATAGCTGCAAGCTGAGTTGCCTTAACCCATCTATCAAAGGCTTGATTATCAGCAACGGCGATAACATTAATACGGCCTTTGCGATAGCAGGCCTTGATCTCTTGGTTGGGGTACTCTCCATGAGGAGAGATTTCATAAAAGTTTTCTTGAAGCTTAGCTGACAGAGCACCGTTATATATAATAACAATGTCTAGGTCAGTATCAGTAACTGGAGGAGTACAAATAATTGCACTCCCTGTCGGCATATACTTAGGTGTATCTGCATACTTGTATACAAGATTGATAACTTCTTGCATCTCAATCATAATGTTAAGCGACATCTGCTTCCCTTTTCTCTGGCCTGAACCTAATGAATGTAGGTTGGCGAAGTGCATCATAAGTATCATCTCTCATATACCTAATCTCTGCAATGGTTGGTTTATACTTGTTAGCTACTGCTGCATTCCATAGAGCCTTACGCTGAGGGTGCGTCAATGCTCCGGGACCGATACCAATGATACTGGTAACCGCCTTACCTTTAACCATGCGAGTGAACTCAGCATTGAGCCTACCTACCATACCAAGACCAGCACCAGTTTTGAGGCTGATAGCCTCCTCGAAGCCAATGATCTTAAGATCAATAGTGGGTACAGGTTTGATACGCTGTGTACCCCAGCAGCGTTTACCAGGTTGGAATGTCTTATCCAGACTATGCACCACTACACCCTCAGCATCTGGCTTAGCCTGCATAATCATATCAAAGGCAGCTAATGCAGAACGCTCATCATAGCAGATCACGCCGGGGATGGCTCGAATAGGAAGGTCGCTGAGCGATTTCCCTAGCTGTCGGGATAGATTATCAAGGGACACAACGAAAGTCGCTCGACGGGCCTCGTAGGTCAGCGCAGGGGCATCCCGTTGATCGAAGTCGAAGACGTTTAGCACTAGCTTCGCGGACTTAGCATCATATTTCTGTTGGCGCACAAGCCCATTGATAGTCTTAAAGGGTAGACCCTGGATATATAGCTCACCGATGATAGACCCACCATCATGAAGCATATGCTTGGCGTACTCAATGATATGCGGGATACTGACGATTGCTTCATTCTGTCTGCTCCAAGCAAGGACATGTGAGCCGATACGCCTAATGCGCACCGGAACACCGTCTAGCTTCTCTTGTACCATAGCGGGCCAAGGCATCTTGCTTGGCTCCCAATTCTTTAGAAGCTCAATACTCTCATCTGTCATTATTAATCCTAGTCAGAACGTCATCGAAGCGTCCCTCAATGTACAGTGTATTGTTATCTACCTGTACCTGTACCTGTACCTTACCGTACTTAGTAACTCGAAGTGCTGTTACTTTAGCAGGATCAAAAGCTACGGGTTCACCATAGCTATTTTGGAACTCGATAAGTTTGCTCATACAGGTGCTCGATCCATAAAGAAATCTTCCAGTGTAGGATACCTAGAGACTTGAGTAGAGTGAGTAAAGACATTTTCATAGTCGCCTATAACGATGACCGGAATACCCTTACCTAGCGCATATCCCATCTCTACAAACCTACCTCCTCCCGGCTGAGGCTCACCACGAGGATGAGTAAAGATAAAGAGTACATCAGCCCGTCCTACATCAGCCAAGTCCATAGTAGCGATCTGCCTACGGCTCTTACCTTCTTCACTGTTCTGCGTCCAAGTAGCTGTGCATTCCCATCCAAGCTTCTTATCGATAAGCTTAGAAATCTTAGCCATCTCTTTAAGACGGCTGAACTTAGCAGCTAGGTAATACTTATAAGCCATTACTCTGCATCCTCTCGGTCTGGATTAGGCGCTGCTACAATAAGACCACCAGCAAGCCATGGTGCCTTGTAAGTAAGTGTTGAAGTAACTTCTTTAAGTACTCCTTCTGGCATACTTGGCCAAGGATATTGTCTAGCTTTTTCTGCAGCATCTGCAGGAATTATTTGTCCGCCTTGAATACTTTCCATAGCTGGAAATAGTTTAGGGCGATCATCTTTAACTTCTGCCGGGAATACCTTCTTAGCCTTGATCTCTTCCCGGACTACTTGCATATCCCTAAGCTTGGCTACCATAGCCTCAGCTTGATGCAGCAGGTCACACTCTACGGGAGAAATGCTGCGGTTATCTAAAAGCGTACCATGTACCTTAGCATCTATAAGAATAGCACAGCAGGCCATTACAGCGCCGAGGTTCTGCACAGTAGTGTCCCGAGCTAGCTCTTCACCATGGCTATACAACTGCAGGTGCCGCATAGCAGCATCTACATAGGTCATAGCTTCTACTGGATCATGCCGCCAGTTAACTTCCCCGTACTTAAGGCAACCATCCCATTGAGCTTCAAACTGCGCCAATTGTCCGGATAGTGGTACTAGCGAAAGTCTAGGCTTACGATCCCCAAAGATTTTTTTCGGGTTTGGAGGATTTTGAGTTTTAACAGGAGGACTTACATACCGCTCATGATCTGCCTTAAGTTCAGCGATAGCTTCTTTTATAGTTCTATTAACGTCACCCATCAGATATGCCTTTCCAGAGTTGCGATCATATTATCAGGATACATAACAGCATCAGCGAAGCGGTACATAACGTCCCATCTATCATGCTCAGCATCTAGCAGGATAAAGGTCTTCTTACCTTTACCTGCCATATATCCTAATTCGAGGTGCCCTGACTTGCCTGCTGGTAACACCAAAATAGCAGCTGCTGCTCCGTCAAGGTGAGATTGGTCAAATCTATGCACGTTCTTTGCAGCTTCGCCCTGTAGAGCTTCAATGTAGCCTCGACCACGTGCTTGTTCATAAGATTTCCAGTAATCGTCAGCTTCTGGGCCAGCGGCATACCAGTCGTCAAATACTTGGTAATCATGCTGCCGAAGTAGTGATGCTGTTGCCGGGATAGCACCATTTCGCAAACTCCCAATTAGGTAGATATAACCATTCATACTGCTCTCCACTTCTCACCGCGCTGAGTAATCATCTGGCGCTTACCATTCTCATGTGTCAAGATATGTGACTGCGACCAAGATGACGGGCCTTTATTGTAGCCCATATTGAGGGACGCAAGGACACCTGCTGTCCATACACCATCAATGATACCGGCGGAATGTGTATGACCTGTGTTAAGTTTCCGGCCAAGCTGACGATAGCCCTTAGGTGAACCTTTGGCCCCGTTAGGCCCGAGATGGCCGTGTAAACCAAGTTCGATTTCATGCAGGACATAGCTGTCATCTTCCTTAATATGGACCCACTTATCTACGTTCATATCAAGAGCATCTGCTGCTTCTAGCAGAGCAATCTCATACATATCCCGCATAACCCCTTGTTCGATACCTTCGAACATAAGGTACATCATACGGTGATAATATTTAGAATTGGCTGGATCATCATTAATCATAGCTTCCTTAAGCCACCGCATAAAAGCCATATCATGATTAGAGCGTACCAGCAGCAACTCAGCACCACTATTCCGGCCGATCTCCTCAAGCAGCGTAACAGCGTGCTTTATGTTACCTTCAACAGTATTCATACCGTTAAAGTGCTGATCGGCTCTAAAGAATGGGTCTTTGATATTATGATGGTTACGAGCCTCAAAGTCTAGCAAGTCATGGATAGCGATATGACTAGGCTTGATATAGCGGACGAAGTCCATAGCGCCCTTAAAAGCTACAGGGTCCATCTTCTCAGCATGAATGTCGCCGAGATTAATGATCTTAGCAGGACCATTAGGTAGATACGGTTCAAGGCTATTAGGACCATACCAGCTATTCAGATCAAAGAAGCTACCATCGTCGTTAGCGTTGATCTGTCGAGCAAACCAGTCGCCGTCATTATCAATTTCTAGGTAAAGCGCTCCATAGACGTGATGATAGCTCGCAATTTGTCCTGCCCTACGCTCGATATAGTTTCGGAGCGTACAAGTACCAGTAGTGTACATGAAGCGCTGTGGTTGACCAGATAGTAGTCCTGCCATCGAATGCATGTGTACCTTGGCATGTGGTACTGCTGCCGAGTTCGTTGCCGTGTAATTCTCAAGTCCCGACAGCGGGTCTTTAGCAGTTGGGAGAATGTCGAGTTCCGCGCAGAATACGAAGTCTCTGGCGAGTTTAATCTGGTCATTCTGTACATAGGGGATAATGGCAGGGTCGTACCACAACTCATCACCTGCCGCATTAGTCTTGCTATCCTTTGTAACACCGCCCCATCCATTCTTATTATAGCTGAACCGACTAACCATGATCTGCGCACCGACCTTATCGGCCATACGGTTAAGAGCCTTCCAGAAGCCAGCATGAACCTTAGTATTGTTCTGTGCCGATGTAAGGATAAAGCGCTTACCCTTAGCTTGCTCACGGAAGTGGTCTGGCGCTTTAACACGCCCACCAGCTTGTGCCTTAACCTCAGGGGGTAGGGTAGAGGCTATAGCAGGTTTTCCTACTGTAGCTGCTGGCACCGGCCCTTTATGATTATGCAAAATTCTAGCCTTACGATAAAGGGCGTTGCTGAACTTATGTCCGGCCCTGCGCAGCCTTTCCATATCACCAGTCGATGTAAGAAGTGTGTTAACCTCTAGCATCAAACTATGTGCTGTCATTGCTCTATAGTCTGTCATTTAACGTCCAATCCATATCTAGTAACAGTAACGAAATTCCTAAGGATGCAGTCTTCGTGCCAAGTGATACTTTTATTTAGTTGCTCAATCTTATTACGAGCATTTACAATATCTTTACGATGTTCATCCATATCGTTCTGCATTTGCTTACTAAATCCGGCCTTATCTTCATCGGTCATGCTGCCTGCTTCTCCAATGGATTAAGGGGAGTATCTTTATACAGACTACGAACCCCATCGAATATAACCTCCGCCTTAGGATCACTAGGACCGTCTGGCCTGCGCAACTTATTCTTAGGTGTACCGATCCACCGCAAGTTCTCACTATTGGGATCAGAGATACTACCTATCATAATGATTGCATCACATGCGCCTTGCTTACCGGTCTTACTATCCTTAAGCATATGCTGCTCAGGAAAGCGCATACCTTCGCCATCTACACTGATCTGACTAGTAGCAATAGAGACATAGTCATTCTTGACTGCATCTTCTCGAAACCACTGGTACATCTGCTCAAGCTTTTGGTCAGTACGGGCAGCATCCCCAAAGCCATGTACATTATCGATCATATCGGTAACAACTAGGCCGGGATTATTCTGCTCAATAATCATAGCTACCTGAGAATTATTCAAACCGTGGATATCAACTACCCTGATCTTATCGAACCGGCCCTGAATGGACCTAAAGGCTGCCTCTAGCGTACCCGCTAAAGACATAGCTTTCATCTCAGCCATACTCAGTCCGAGTGTAGCTTGCCACACTCTAGGAATAATTCGTTTCCCTGGTCCTTCATTATTAAGCCAGAGTACGTTTCGTTCGGGAGGCAGTTGCGGTGCCATATACGAGACTTCGGACGCAATGAAAGAGGTCTTCCCTTTATCAGGTCTTCCGGCAACGATAAGCGCATCTCCACCCCGCAGCCCACGCATTGACCTGTTAAGACAATGCAGTCTGAATGACATTCCAGCGTCATTAAACTCATCTTGCAGTAGCTCCTTGATAGAAGTATCGATGAACTTGATCTGCTTAATGTTCCGGCTAAGCTTATAGCTATCTACAATCCGGCCTAGCTCAGAAGGGATATCGTGGATATCTCCTTCCTGAATAGCAGCCACAAGGTTAGCCATCTTAACCGTTACATCACTATCGGCTAACTCCTGCATGACTACATTACGCTGATCCTCATCAGGCTCAATCATAGCATTCTGCATGATCCTAGCGAACTCTCGGATACGGTCATCACTGATACCGGGATGCCATGCACGGAAGCGTGTAATAAAGCTAGTAATATCAATGGTAGTGTGAGAGGGAAACAGTTCGAAATACTTTCCGAAATCTGCCAGTAGAGCCTTAGTCTGTTCCTCTAAGCTGGCTACGCTAACTAGCGGCTCCAGCATCGAGTAGTCCTTGCGGTTTTTCATAATCCGCAATAGGAGTAGGTCTATCATCTGTTAGATATCTCCATATTTCTCTATCCGTATGGTTCTTTGGGTCTTTGGTAGAAGTTATACTCTGCCATGGCAGCCCTATCATCTCTAATCTGGCGCATAGCTTCTGCGTTCCTTTTGAACCAGCTTTGTCTGGGTCTAGCCATATCCCAACCGGCTTGCCATTTGGCAGCCTGTGGTCTAACATCAGCATCAGCTTGTCGCCTAAGGACGTCCCTAGAATTGAGGCACTTGGTAGGAATTGTCCTACCCTTATGGCGCTCAATGCGTCCTCTGTTATTATCAGGCTGTACTGCGGGTCCGAGATCATCCAGGATGATAAAGTCAGCGCACTTACCGATGATAGGAAAGGCCATGGCTTCGATTGCCTTATTAAATACTTCGGGCCTAAATCTTGGGCGAAAAGCTTCCGCAAGCATACCCCGGTCAAATCCCCCGATGCGTTCAGAATTGGGATCACGGCCCGGCGCAAGCTCTCGCTGTACCCTAGCTTGTACGTCTCTCTCAAAGTCTCGTTCACCCCTGCGGCCGAGTACCATAGGAGGGCACTTATGGAGATAAGGGACTTGTCGGAATATGCGGAACTGAAATCCATTGGCAAACTTGCAGATATCGTGGCTAAATTTAATGGCTTCGACAACTCTTGCAACGATATAAGCGATGTCCGGGCTTCCCACACCGTTTCCCCGCACCTGTGGCAGTATCCCCGCCATCCTTTCAGGGTTGCCTCTACGCTCATTGATGGGGTTGAGCCGCAATGTATGATCTTCTTTTTTCCACCAAGGGGCAAAGACTGGGCTACCGTAAGCCACTTTGGGCTCTGCATTCTGTAGCTCCTGTAATAGGGCCTTGTCTTCTAAACGCTTCTTAAGAGTATCGCTGTCCACACGACCGATACCAAACTCTACGTTATAAGTATCTTCTCGAGACTGCACTGAGCAGTAAGGATCGGTAACAACTACTATGTCTCCTCGCATCATAATATTGCCGGGATGCAAGTCATTATGTGGGGCAACTGTAGTCCATAGACGTAATAGTTCTGGATAAGTACTATTGTACTCACGCATGAGATCGTACTGCTCTCTAGCAGCGTCTGTAGGAGAGTCTTTATCATACAGGGTAAGTCGCTCTATCTCAGCTACATACATGTCTTGGAACAAGTGCAGGGAGTGCACCTTAAGCAGATGATCGTTATCATCCGTCTTATTAACGAGACAGTAGGTAGCATAAACTACCCACCCGTCTCCTCTGCTCAAACCTGTCTTAAGAACCCTAGTTGGGTCCGTAGGGTGGTCGAACACAGCTCCATACATACCGGCTGCAATATACTTAAACCCGTAATTAACGAGACTTTTACATGAGGGCCTAGAGAAGTAAGAAACCCCTGCGTCTTTAATACTTGCTTTAAGTTGGTACAGAACTGCGCTCATAATAGCACCCTATTTAGCGTTTGGAACAGCACAGCCCCTATTGGCTAGGCTTTCATTGTATGCCAGTGTGTCTTTGACCTGCTGGTCAGTCATAGTGTCAATTGTGGCTTGACTGTATCTTAGAGGTACGTCGTTAGGGCCACACTCATTAGTTCGCGGACCAACGGTCACGCAACCTGATACGAGCAGCATCAGTATTAAGAGACTGGATTTTAGCACGGTCTTTAGCCTCCTGTACGCGGACTTTCAACGAGTCGTTCAACTGCTTGTTTAAGACGGTCGACGACCCTGCTGTTTGCCCCTTGAGATACACAGTAATGATGGTAGCTATTGCGCCCACCACCAAGAAGATATATGGAAGGTATTTGTTTATACCGCTCGCCGTCCAAAGAGTTGCGATTGTAGTGAGCATCTATTACTTCCTCTGCGGGTTTAGGTTTAGTGAGGGTAACTGCCACCATAGCTCATTTGCCCCATACTTTCCTAGCGATGACTACAAGCACAATGCCGACTACCACAGCAGCTGCGGCATATGGACCATAAGTACTGATAGCACCAAACAGACCAATGACTGGAGACCAATCAGTAACGGACTGAGCAGCAGGACCAGCAGCAGACACAACCGTAACGGCAGCGGCTGCAACACCGGCTGCTTTTGTAGCGATAACACTTGTGCTATCTGCGGGCTTGACGTTAGCACTGGCTGTAAGTGTCTTAGCGACATCGAGATTGGCCTCCAAGATTTCAGGAGAGACGATATCCTTGACCTGTTCCGGCTCACCGTCGATAGTGGATAGGGCCTCAGCAGGCGGGAGAGCGTCACTGACAGCGATCAGCTTTTTGGCGGTAGGAATACTCCCGTTCACCATCAAAGCGCGCTCAAACGACGCTGCGGTGACGCCAGCATTATTCATGCCGTCGCCTGCATAGTAGCTAGAGCCTCTGGTGATGTTCTTGCCGACATAGTTCTTAGTGCCAGCCAATACAGGCAGGCTAGCCCACTCTTGAGCAAGGTTCTTGCCGAACTGTTCCTTGGTAAGCTGACCAGCCATAAAGGCGTCATAGCCACGGAAGCGAAGCAACTGCATACCCATACGGTCTTGCAGATCAGCATCGAACTTCTCAGTACCCTTAAGGCCCATTACTTCCTTAAGGTTCTTAAGTGTCTTATAGATGATCTGATATCGACCAGCAGCACTAGACAAAGTCTTGTACTTCTTCTTCCAGGTCTGCATATCAGCCAGCAACTCATCAACTGTATAGCTGGTAATAGGCTTAGGCAGCAACTTCTCTTTATTGCTGCTAATGCTAGTATAGTTCGGCCCTTCATGCACAGCTAGAAAGTCTAGGATATGTGCTGCGGCCTCTGGTACTGTCTTATCCAATCTTAGAACTCCTTTAGATGCACCTTGGACAGATCGTCTGCCTCGATGTGCGCATTGATATAAGCTACCAAGTCTACAGGTGACTGCTTATGCTTCTGAATATAAGCTATCCACCCATCGTAAGCCATCCATGCCCATGCGGCTAGAGGATGGAAATGCTTTGTTGGCCCTACTGCCAGCGCAATAATGCGGCATTGCTCAGGCCATGTTCTACGATAAAGAGAGTCATGCAAGAACCACATAACAGATGGATTACTCCTGAACATAGCTTCTATAAGCTCTTTTGCGCCAGTATTAGTTACAGGCATATGCCCATCATCTACTGTACTATACTGACGCTTAAACGCAGCACAGGCATAAATAAGGCGCAGTTTATGGTCGAGATGTACGCGCATGTTAGTCTCTCCTTGGGTTAAAACGAAAACATATTGATACCGCGAGGCTGTGCCTGTTAGCACTTCACAGTCCTACATGATCCCTGAAAACAGTTAGGACGCACAGCCTCTCGATATCAATACGTATTACAAACATGCAGTACACGATTCGAACGTGTGTACCCTTACCTCTACTAGATGTAACAGACATCTATCTTGATCCGGGCTGTATCTGTGTCAACATTAAGCCTCTCAGTCAACTGCATGTTTGTAATAGGTACGACTAGCAGGCTCAACTAAGAACCTGCTAGCTTTATGTAACTAGCCTAAGCTAGATTATTCAGCGTCTTCGATCGTATCATCGACACGGTATACAGACGAGCCGATATAGGCATTCTTGTCGTCAAGCTTGGTACGGGAAACATAATGCACCTTAGTGCCAGCTTCCTTTTCCTGCTTATTCTGCTGAGCAACAGCAGCCTGAATAACGCCCTGCAACTTCTTCTCGTCTGCGTTCTCGACGTCAGACAGGAGGATATCGAAGAATGCGTAACCAGTGACAGTCTTACCGTCTTCGGCAACAGTCGGAGCAACCAGATCAGCGAATGGGTACTTCGAACCGCTGCGACCACCACCGCCACCAAAGGCTACACGGGCAGGCAGAAGGCCAGCACCAATAGTCAGTGGCTTGTTGATCTTAATCTCAACGCGAGGTGCGCGCTTGGCCTTCTCAGCCGTATCAGCGACTTCGGCAGTAGCATCAGCTACGTTCTCAGCGGCAGTAGGTTCAGAGCCGACAACAGGAGCAGTGGTCGTGGTTTCGGTAGTACCAAGGCCGAGTTCGGCCAGCAATGCTTCGTCAGTAGTATCAGGCATATGTTATTCCTTTTCCTAGCTAGGTTGTAGTTCGTTCTATCCGTGGCTGTAGTAAGCCTCATTTACTCTCCGCAACTAGCGAACTGGAGTACCACGAAATTTGATTATCCATATAGGGCACACTACACAAGCAACTGCCCTAAGTATCAGTCCTCGACGATAGCATAGCTCTCGGCGAGGTAGTCAGCCATACGAATGGCTTCATCACTTGTAAGTGCAGTCCAGTCAGAAGACCGGAGAACACTAATGAGGTAACGAATATCTGCTTCCTCATCGGTATCAGTAGGAGTAACAGCAGTGCTACTTTTACCTACTGCATTCATAGCCTTGATTGTCTCAAGTCCATACATCAAACTGTCTCCAGTTCTTGTGCTACTTTAGCAGCGGCTTCATTCTCAGCGATCTGCTTAGCAGTAGCAGCACGCGCATCAGCAAGACGCTTACGATAGTCTGCTGCCTTATGCCGACGAGCAGGCGTACCGCGTGGAGCATGTGGCGCCTTGTAGAAGTCCGAAATACTCGGAACATCGACGCCGAAACGTAGGCACATCATAACAGTCGTCTCATATGGTGACAATATAGGACGATCATTGCTGATAGGGCCAGGAGTGATTTCAGTCTTCTCGGTCATAACGATATCCTTTGCGCTCTCGGCGCTCTCTACGCTTGTCTTTATCTTTGGTAGGCACATCTTCTGTGCCTACCAATTTAAACTGGTCCATATAGACCTCGTCGAACTTACGCTGCAAGTTACTCTCCGTCTAGGATACGATGCAGCAGTGCCGAAGCATTCTCAAGCTTACGGCGCTCATTAGCCAGCTTGATCTGACTCTGGTTCTCAGCAGCTTCAATAGCCTCATGATTAGCAGCTGCAACTTCCTTCATCTTACGCACCTTAGCTTCAAGGGCATAAGCTTTCTGGAACTCGTTACCACGATAATGATGACTACGCTCGATCTGCTTAACCGAGTGATCTAGGTTAAACTTAAGATGCTCATGCACCTTATCGATCTTGCCTAGTGCAGCATGGAAGATATCCAGTGCATCCTCAGCCTTAGCATCACGATGCGGAATGCCTTCTTTAAGCTTGTGAGCAAACTGCTTCACAATAGCGATTACTTTACGATGTGGCATTAGTATTCCTCACCCTGATCGATGAAAGCTTGTGCAATACAAGCACGCTCGGCTGTTGTAATGTCAGGCATGAAACGATCGTCTCGCATCATGTCTACACCCTCATTGAAATCACCTCGAAGTAGAGGCTCAATCCAACGAGGAAGCTGAAATTTCACAGTCTTAAAGACTGTGACTTCTTTACATACTTTGATCTGCAAGTCAGCCTCCAATATGATATTCGGTCCAAGCACAGCCACTAAGGCTAGATGCTATAAGGATGATAAGAACAAGCGCTGCAACACAATACAGCATTGTATGATCTGGTTCAGGCGGAGTGTAATAACTCATACGTTTTCGCCTACCTTATAACAAACAACAATACGCTTCATGTCGATCCCATTAAGCGTAATGATATCTGTCTTACCATTAGGTGTTTCTTTGAGATGGCACTCTTTAGCAGGCATCTCCTGAACCCAATGATCTATATATTGTCCCTGCATAGTCAATAGGATACCGACGGCTAGCACACTACCCACTAGATTTCCTCCGAATTGAAAATGCAGGCTTAAAGCCGTAGCATTTTGGGTTATGACTGTACCATATGTCATTGGTCCAGCCAGGACGACGAACATTGTATACGTATATACGCTGTCCACTCAGACACCACGTTATTGATGGGTGTGACCACATTAGTGCTTACCGAATAGTAGGGCGTAGGCTACGCCGGCAGCAAAGCTAAGGATGAAGTACCAGATAACCATCTCGCTCATTAGAACGGCCTCGATTGGACACACATACCATATACACCAGCAGAGTTGTCTGGATTGTCTGTACGTATTGCCTCAGCAGCTACTTTACATTCCGCTAGTGAATTGTAATGATCTGGCACTACAACCATGGCTGACGAGTATAGCTTAATTATAAGATACCACCACATTAAGCAAATACCTTCCCGCGATGTGCACGCATCTTGCTGGCAGTCAGTGCACAGTCCAGCAAATCATCGCTGTAATATGCAGACTTCTCAGCCTTATCGTAACTGTCCTCAGGGAAAGACACCCGAAATTCAGAGGTGCCACCTACCCGGCTTAAGGTCATTTGGTGCTGTTGGCACCGTTGCCTAGCCTCGCGCAAATTTATCATTTTAGTGCCTTTAACTGTTGGCTAGAGCAATTGACTGGCTATGAATTAGCCAGTACTTTCTGCTCAATAGCGATCAGGGACATATACCCGTTATGACGGGCGATATCGTCACGACTAGCCTTAGGCGCCATAGCCTTCTGCTTATGCCAGATATACATACGACGCAGTACCTCACGGGCACGATTACCGTAAGTCTGCCGCATGTAGATTGCTGATTGTACTTGCATTATCGTATCTCCTAGTTGAACACGATTGTTCATTGATCTCTGTCCGAAGTATAGTCCGCTCTTAACATTATATGCATTGGATGGTCTGTGATCAGCAGATACATCATCTCGCATACCATAAGATTAAACGCCTATTCCGAGGGACAGGATCGTGAGCAACCAAGCAGATTTCTCTTGTGTGACAATGTTTCATTACCTAAGGCACGCAGCAATTAGGCAATCTACTTCAAGGCATACACATGGTATTATCTCACTCCGAATACCTGCAAACAGGCTGAGCGACAATGGCACGTAGGCCAGTAATGTTAATACATAGCTCCCTACCGAGCTGGTCCGGACAGGAATACATACACTATAGGCCAACGGCCAGCTAGTGGTTGATGCGGGACTGCATTATCAACATAATCCTCGTATTTGTGATTAACGAGGTTCATAATGTATTCCAGCTTGAGAGACATGTAATCCCGGACTGCTATATAGCGCCAGAAGTACCGTTCATTCATGCTGGTAATTCTCCTTAGCTTAAGTCAGATCAAGTCTGCCCTGCCAATAAGCGTAGCAGTAGACTTACGGAATATCATCTGAGTATCGCCGATATAGTAATCCTCAGTCTGGTATATAGCGATACGAAAGCCATCTTCTTGCAAACCACGCAATACATGCTCTTTGTATATCCACTGACGCATCTGCTCTAGGCTCTTAAATCCAAAGAAGTATTGACTCTTATCCTCCAGCTCATACCAAGGCCGAGCTAAAAGTCTATCCGAGCTAGGTGTAGGATGTTTATCCTCGTATGTATCAGGATCATAGGAAGGCAGATCATACCAGCATTCTGGTCTACCTGCTTGATACAACCCAATATCGAACGCATTAACTACCCTAAAGCATAGCTCTTTCATTGGAACACCTTAGCCCATGTAGGTGCATAGTACACCCAGGTTGCAGATACAGTCGGTATTACGAGATAGCGTCTACCAAAAGACACCTTGAGCTTCTTATAGCCCATAAGCTTACGCATTACCGTCAGACTAGCCGACATGAATATACCAGCAATACTAGCTGATACTACACCAGAGAATGTCTCATGATACACGTAGATCATAAGTACAGTGAATGTAATATCCACGATATTGGCATACCCAAGCCATTTACGCATATCAGAGCGTGCCATCATAATGAAGCACGTTACAACTGTAGCGATACCAGCGAATGCGAAGCCAATAAGGCCAGCGATTACTACGTCCATGACATAGCTCCTATTGTGTTCACTAATCTAGCAGCATTAAAGGCATCCACCACTGCTAGACTATGAGCACAAGTTAGGCGTTAGTTCTCAACGCCAGTCTTCTGTGCATCAATGTGATGCGTCTTGAGCGCCATAATCAGAGGCGAGTAGTCCCGGCCAGTAGCCTTAGAGTCTGCCTCCAGCTTCTTGATGGCTGCATTAGCCCACGCATTGAAGTCGAGCGGGATATAAGCCGCACCCTCAAGCGCCTTAAACTTCCAGAAAGGCTGCACCATAGCCTCACCAATACGCCATTTCTTGCTGGCATCAAAGCGCCATGAAGGCTTGTCACCCTCATTAAGAGGGCCGTATGTCAGTTCGCCGAACGTCTCGAACCACTTCATGAGCGAGTTCACACGCACCATTTCTGGCATAGCGTCGAGGAACTGTGTCAAGACGTTCATATTCCGGTGCTTGGCAACGAAAGACAACACGCTACACGCTAGTACATGCACCTCATGCTGCATATCCTTGGCACTGGTCTTGAGTGCCGCCGTGCGAGTGTCGATATCCTTCTTCTTGAGGATAAGCGCAATAGCAGCCGTAGTGGCTGGAACCTGATTAGCCTTAGTCATATTAGTATTCTCCTTCTACACGGAATGCACGCAAGGCTTCAATATGCTTGCGTTGTTGTTGAACCTTGTTCATATGCCGGATGAACATATACTCGTTAATGTTCGCCCGTAGTACCATGCAACCTACGGCCATAAAGCCGATTGCAATAATAGATGCAACAACCATGTTACATACTCCTGTTAGGTTAGTAGAATACAGGCTTGGCTTGTCCGACACTACACAACGGTAGCATATCCCTGTAGGCATCAGCCTTTTATGTCGCGCCTTGTTTCCTGTATTCAACTAACCTCACAAGAGATACACACTAGGTTACTCAGAGACCTGCTAGTAATAGCTTGGATTATCCTACGGTTAAGAGTGATAATTCCTTAATGCTACTACCTACAAGCTACCTTGCTTAGTAAGTGTATATCTCAAGAGCAGTCCGGAATAGGTCTAGCCATGTCCGTTACCGTTACACTAGTAGATATCATTAATCGCGCCCTTGATGTCGGGACTGATAACTGCTCTTGTGTCTGTCTAATCACGCTATCCAGCGTTACTAGCAGAATGTCCGATGTTTCGCTTATCAGGCGGGTAATCGTATAGAGCGTGCCAGCTTGGTATTGCCTTGGCCTAACACCCTGTACCCTTTATGCACGTCTACCAGATAGCTATAACAAGCTAGAGCTAAGTAGCTTAGAAGGGCTTTCCGTAAGCCAGAGTGGCTAGGCGGTAGCGACGTCTTCAGTGACCCCCTTTAGATACCCAAAACATATAGATAGCTATATCCTATAGGTTGTAATAGCTATTTATCTTATATCTTATTGAAATCATTATATAATATCTTTACTGATACCGTATATTGCTATCTATATCCTATCTTATATCTATCTCTAGCTCTATCTATAGGTTGTATTGATAGGGTATCTTATCCTTCCTTATCATGCTCTCCGATCGGTCTATTGTCTGGTCTATGATCTAGCAGGGTAGCGGTAGTGGTGTTGGTAGTGGTGTCTTACCAGGTGTGGTCTACTATTGGTATTATATATGTATTCTTATTGGTATATGTATCTCATTAGTTGTATGGTTATCTTATTGATATGATTATATTATATATGTATAGCTATCTACGATAGTTGTAACTGATACCAACCAGTAGATGCAAATCGTAGGGTTTGGTATTGTTTATATCCATATAGGGCATAACAGTCTGATATAAGGGATTGACCATAGGCTAGTCTGGATGATAAGAGATATAGATAGCCGGACATACCCATCGGCATACAGGCTTAGGAGCAACTGGATAGCTAGTGTATAGCTAATCATATATCATAGTACATAGCAGGTGCACCCTACTGGCTTATGGCCATAGTACGGCTAGCAGGCTGCAGCATAGCGACCGACGATATCGGCGCAATTATAAGGACTTGGGCTTTCGGGCCGGGCTATGGGGGAAATCCGCCGCGGTTAGTTATTAGATACCCCTACGAAAAATTGTACCTCCCTAGAGATACGCTATGTATACTCTAGGGATTAGTACTGGAATAACTAGGAGATAACCTCAGTTTAACTCAGTCTTAGTATGCGACTGGGTTGTTAAGAGCCGGAGCAGCAAGGCTGTCCAACAGTTCGTCATAAGTAATGCAGACGTCTACACCAGGAGCACCCGGAGCTACAGAGAACGTCAGATATACGGTCGAAGCAGTGATATTAACAGCTACCGAGATAGCTACTTCGCTGATAAGGCCAGCAGTCGTAACGTCCGTAGCACTAGAAGCGACTGGAACAGCAGTAGCAGCCAGGAACTGAGCGCCAGCAGCCGCATTACCAACACTCAGGTTAGTTGCAACAGTGCCCTTGTTACGAGCGTATACACGCTGGAGCTTAGCACCAGCCGGAATAGCGAATGAAGTATTGGCTACAAGGTTCTGGAGAAGTACACGACGATCTACCTTGGTAGAGCCGCGCTGAAAAATAGACATAAATTAGTCCTTTCGAGGTTGCCACAAGGAGGCTCAGGGAGAGCCGCCAGAGTTGGCATGGATGATTGCCCATCTCGGGCTAGAAAACCTCTGAGAGAGGCAGGAAGGCTGGGTTTTGAGGCCCTTTAGGCTGTTTCTTCGGTCGGTTCCGGATTGAGCGCGACGGCATCCCGGCTATCAAGGGCTTCCTTAACAGCCAGAGCCTTAGACTGGTCCAAATAAGGGCCATAACTAGCGATTATTACGTTAGTAGTGACCTGACTACCCTCAGAGACAGGAACTGCTTCACTGCGAACTACGGTATAGCCGATAACATCGATCTTACCGCTCACGATTTCATTTGTAGACATAGTATCTCCTTACGGATTATGAATAGTAGGCTGATTAGTGCCTAGTACAATAGCAGGGCGTACATAGTTCTGCCGAGGGATACGTACATAGTTATTAGCACCGTGTCCCTTCCCTCGGCTACCCATTCTACGTACCTTCTTAGATACAATAGGGATAGCCATAGTTACTCCTTAGCTAAGTACGATAGCAGTAACTACACCAGCAGCAACAGTAACAGTAGCGGTGCTTACATAAGTACCAGTAACAGGTACTACAAGAGCCTGAGCTGATGTAACGATAGCAGCAGTAGAAGGAGTATTAGCACTAACTACACCTACTGGCGTAACTAGGATAGTACCTGCTACAGTCTTAGTATTGGCACTGTTACTAATATTAATAGCCTGTGTAGACGTTACTACTGTCGACAAGATAGTAGCCATATTAGCTAAGATAGCATTAAACTGCGTTACCATATATGGAATAATCTTAGGGGACCGCGTATAAAGAGCATCTAGCTCCCTAAGGGCAGTACGCCAAGAGCCGATATCACCTCGATAACCACCAGTCTGACTGGCACTACCAAAGGACGGGAAAGTAAATCTGCCCATTAAGCAGTCTCCTCTACAGTCTTAGATTTAAGTTGTAGACCATAGCTTTCCAGAGGCTCACGTGCCAACTCGGCAGCAGCTTGGTTAGCCATACGTTCGGCCTGATTACGACGGTCTTTATCCCGGCGTTTCTTAACATGCGCAAGTGCCACCATCAGTGTACCGATAAGAAGGTCTTCCTTAGCGAGATTACCCGTGGTATTAGCAGCGGCACGAACTACAGCCTTACGAAGATCAGTAGTATATCCCCAAGTATCCATGGGCCACCGAATAGAGGCGCCATTGTCTGAGACTTCACGTACTAGCTTCATCCAGCTTGGTTCTGTATTAATAGCATCCTCAGTTGGATTGCTCATCGTCCTAGTCTCCCTATCTTGCCAATACCATACTTGCTAGTGGCCTGTAGTGAAGGGCTCAGTCCCGGCATAGGCCGACCATCACCTTTCGGATTTCTCATCATGTTCTCGTATGCCAGATTAGCAGCACGTACCTTCTCGGCCATCTCATCTTGCGATAGAGCGTCCACCCAGTAGCGTACTGTCCCGGCGAGAGCATCTAGCCTGTCTTCATGTAGCAGTGACTTCTTATCACGAGTGATACGAGCCATCTGCCAGAAGAGACTATAAGTTTGTCTATTATCACCCGGATACTTCTGGATGCTAAGAAAGTCGGTCTGAATAACCTCCTGATGTATCACTAGCTTCCCGGCACCCAATACAGGTTCCAAGATATCAATGATACGGAGTTCTTTCTGCCCACTCTCCCATACGTCCTCGACGCCAACAGCGACAAGTTTCTCAAGTAACAAAAGTCTGCGAAGTACAGAAGCCAAAGCACCATTACCAAAGTTCTGCTCAATAGAAATAGCTCTTACTTGCCACTTCTTAATGAGCTGAACTAGAGGTGCCAACTGCTCATCTGTAATACCACCCGGAACACCGCCGACAGCAAAGATATGCACCCTACCAGCCATAAAGCCGGAAATAGCATATGCCGTCTCGTCTCCATTCTGACCACCACCACCTGGGTCGATATACATATGCAGGTCTGTCATAGCCCCAAAGTCCTCGGCCTTCTGTACAGAGTACATCTTGTCTCGGATAGGGTAGCCATCAGGAAGCTTAATAGAGTTCTCTTCGGTGCGCACAAAGCTGAGGGTCATAGGAGCATTACGCTTACCTAGAATATCAGCTGCTGTGTCCCAATTAAGGAACCGAATGTACCCAACTTTCAGGGGATATCTATCTTGGTCTGACAGCTTAGTTGATAGCATGTGTTGTAGATTGAAGTATGCAGGGCCTTGGTCTACTTCCTTCTTAAGAAGCGCTTCCTCACCTAACAATACAGGGTCAATAGGTTGTCCTCTGTCACCGGTCGGCCCGCCACCTTTCCTTAGGTTAGGATTAGCAGCGAGCCTCTCGACGATCAAAGGGGCTAGGAACCCTTCGTAATCAGCTTCCTCTTTCTCGGTAGGATATCTCCCCGGCCATACTCTGATCTGAGTACCTCGGCCCGGTAGACTATTGTACAGGCTGTCCACAGACTGCGGTGTACCTAGCCACACGATATCTCCATTCGAACAGATCGAGCTAAAGTCTAGTGTTAGATGGTGCAGTCTAATACGTTGTGTAGCAGTCTGCGAATTTTTCGTGCTCTCGATGTCGTCAGCGATCAGCAGATCGGCGCGACGGCCCTGCATATTGGCTGTGATGCCAATACACGCCACAGAGGGGCTTTTCTCCGGGCCTTTGAGTGAGTGATGTACGTCGAAGGCATCCACGCCCGAACGGTCGCCAGCGGCCCTGTCTGGCCGAAGGCATTCCAACTCTGACATACCCATGATAATCTGGATGATCCAATTAGCAATCTCAGTAGCCATGTCTCCACCAGCCGATAGGATGAGTACCCTAGTGGTTGGATCGTGTATCAAACGCCATACAGCGTAGATAGCAGTAATCGTTGTCTTAGCCTGACCGCGCTGAGCCTGTACCATTCGGTATTGTGGACCATAGGCTACCCATGCTCCAATATCCGTCTGGATTTCAGTACATGTAAAGCGCATAAAGCCTTCGATAACATCAACCATGAAGTCATCGAACTCAGCATAGTGAGACTGCAACAACTCAAGATCACGCCATCTTGCGAGTGCGTCATAAGTTGCTTCATTACCTCTCATATAAACTCTTCCTTTCCTAGCTGAGTTTACTAAGATAGCTCTAATAAGCTACCCTATAAGCTTAGCCTTCCTGTGCAAACGGTATAATATTTCCGACTGATCTTTTCCGTGCGTTCTCGCGCTTCTTGGCCAATTGCTCAGCCAGTCCACCCATGTTCTCACTATCTTCGATCTGACAGGTAATCTTATTGTCTGCAAGGAACTTAGTAGCTGCACTCAGGAACGCAGGAGATACCTCCGGCATCTGGCCTATCGCCTCCAAGATTGAATTCTCGTCACCGTTCTTAAGGGCTTCTTCGAATGCAATCTGTGCAGCCTCTACGTTAGTAAGGGCGCGCACCATAACAGCAGCGACCTTAGCATGTACGAGGCCCATGATGGCTTCTGTAGCTGCTGTCTTAGTCATTCCGGTTTACCCTTCATTTTGCAGCCCACTCCTTTATTGCTTTAATAGCTTTGGGTACTTCCTGGCAGAGCCTAGCTATAACTAGGATCAAGCCAAGAACATACATAACATCACTTCGCCAATGCCCGAACAGAGCGAAGCTAGCTACAATCCAGCTAGTCAAACCTGCCATTAAGGCATTAAGCATAGTCATCTCCTTAAGTATATATACCGCCAGTATTTACACTACCTACTGTATTACCAGGCCACGTAGTACCTCCGGAAATAACTACACCATTCAGTGTAATAAGGTACTTAGTACCTATACTACCTGCACCGGCGCCAGTACCACTAAACGCGCAGAATGAGATGTTAGCCATACTCGGACCCTGTACATAAATCCAGTATGCAAATTGCATACCATTAGGTACTAGGAACGTAGCACCGCCTGCATTCCAAGCACCGCCAGAACCAGTCATATGTACGTGAACACCATTAGATGCTGCACTACCAAGACCGTAAATCTTACAACCAGTGGAGGTATCAAGGCAGTTAGCAGAACCGCCTGCATCAATACGAATATGATCGCCCTGAATACACGGTCCAAACCAGCAGTTAATGTAATCGATTGTACCGCCTTGTGAAGGGTTAAGACATACACCACTTATGAAAGTACCGTGGTCAAAGTCAAAGCCATTAACTGTAACGATAGCATTGTCACGACACTGAATAAAGGCTTGGTTATTAGCATTAGCTACCCAACGAATAGGAGCTACACCGGTAACGTCGCCCTCAAGAGTTACTTGACAGGAACCCATAAGCTGACCAGCAAAAGATGGAATGAATATCTCACCAGTGATACTAGAAATAACTCTGATATATGGCATGACATTATTACAGTCTACATTGCGAACCAAGTTAGTAAAAGCGTCAGTAACAGACTTGAAACAACCGGCACCAGAAGTAGCCAGACCATCTACAAGACCTTCACCATTGGATGTACCGTTAGCTGGGTCTACATAGAACCTAGACAAACCACCCACATCACCAAGCTTAAATCTCTGCTTGCGCCCTACAACTACCCAATCTGTAGTACCACGTTTAACACGCACCGTCTGACCTGGCCACAGAATAAATGGCGACTGACTGGCGACGTTAATACGTTTACCACGAGTAAGACTTTCATTTGTAATATCTACAAAGAAATTAGTACGGTACGCACTAGGTACATCTCCAATAGCTGCAAAGGTTACAGCATACAAAGAACCACCGCACAGCATAGTATTAGCATGATCTGTACCAGTAACTGTATAAGCTGCTGATACAAGTGTAGGATTGTTATCATAGAAGGCAGTAAGTAGCGTATCGATCTGCGCCTTTGTATAGTTCAAAGCGTCGATCTGCGTCTTACTATAAAAAGCAGCATTTGTCTGTGTACGAGTATAGAAGTTCGTAGCTAGGTTTGCATCTGAGTCCGTTTTATTATAGAAGGTAGCATTAGCCTGTGTCTTCGTATAGAAGTTAGTAATATTAAGTACATCAGTGATCTGACCACCAGACTTAATGCTACCATCAGCAGCTACCATTAGCAGATCACCAGTAACAAAAGGACCGATGATGTCTCTACCTTGCTCACCTATAGGAGCTTTGATAGCACGGTATCCCTGATCTAGAGCCTCATGTCCAATCATAATGGCCTGCTCTTGAGCAGTATTTAGATTAGGGCCAGTGATACCTTCACCATCTTCCCAATCTACAATAAGGGCTGTCTTAGTTACTGTACGAGTAAATACGTAGTTTTGCCCAATAGCAGCAGGTGCCCCGCCAACTTGTACAAGGGTAGACGATAGCCAACCCAAGGTACGATATGCAGGATTTCCTGAACCATCAACCTCTGTACCAACTCGGCACGTAATATCTGTAGCAGCATTAATAAACCCGAGTGCAAAGTTGACCGGTATTTGCGTAGTTACGCCATCTCCCGGTACTACAATGGTTGAATATGCCATATATACTCCTTTGATTATCCATATAGGGCATAGGAAGTTAGTACTCCCTACGCCTATTGGTTACTTCAATGCGTCCTGCAATACGCCTACTAGACCTCCCGGCTTAGTATTACCGGCAGCTTTAAGGGCTGCGGCAGCAGGATCAGCATCGACTTCTTTAGCTCTATCTTCCTCTGCTTTGGCAGTGCGTGCAGCATTTCTTGCTTCTGCTCTAGGGTCCTGTCTCATGGCATTGAAGATGGCAGCAAAACCATACAAGTTACCAATCAATGGGGTTGAGGTAAGAGCATTAATGTCTGTATTAGACGGGCCAGCATTCCAGATACTATGGGCAAGTGCAGCAGGTGCCCTAGCCATTCTATCAAGAGTACTAAATGCAGCAGGCGAACTAATAACCTGCCCTGCGCCCTGACCGCCATACCCGCCGAACTTAAGGTTATTAAGTCCGAGCATACCAGCGAGAGGATCAGTCCACATAGGTATCCAGCCAGCCATATTAGACTGGGCAAATCCACCACGAGCAATCTTGCCCCATGATAGGTCGTCAGACTTACCATTGATAGTCTGCTTGACAGCATAGGCAGCAGATGCAGTAGCAAGCCCATACGCGAACGTCATAGCTGCTTCTGTATCCATGATCCTAACCTGTCGTAGAGCCTGCTTTTCAATAGCTAGCATAC